ACGTGGGACATGATCCAACCGGCAACCATGTCAGCGAACGATTTAACGATAGAGTTGACGATGGAAAGCCCGATGTTTTGCAAGGCTTGTCCCCATGTCATCGTCCCCATAATCAACCCTTGAATACCGGTCGAGATGGATGCAGTTGCAGCGTTGAACACGTCGGCGAATGTTGCCGCCATCTGCTGCGCGACAGTCCCAAACTGGTTTTGAAGATTGATGAGCGTGGCCTGAAAATTTTCCCCCATCGACTGAGGATCCGGCCCCATGCCAGTCATCTGGTTTCGGACTCCGCCCGCTGTGCCTTGAAGCCCGACCACTCGTTGCTCGATCTGCACCCGCTCGGTTTCGGTTGCTGTCGCCTTTAGCTTTTCGAGTGCGGTAATCTGTTTGGCGATGAGATCAAGCTCGTTTTGGAAAAGTCGCTTTTTCTCCTGATACTTCACCAAGTTGGTCGTCAGCCAGCTTGATTCAATAGCTCCGCGTGACTGATTGATTTGCTGCAACTGACGGCTGAATTCCAACTCAAGCTTTTGGAGTTCCAGCTTTACGTTGATCAGGGCGACCTCTTGCTTTTGTTGCATCGGCCCCTGAAAATCTCCCACTTTCGCTGCCTCCATTTGGGCGCGTTTGTTTGCTCTAAGCTGATTGAGTGAATCTTGAGCGCTCGTTCCAACTGACAACCCGGTCCCGATGCCCATCAAACTGCGGCCGGCCGCTGTAGATTCGTTAAAAAAACCGGAGATCGAATCTTTCGCAACTTGACCACCCGCTTGGTTTTCAGCGAATGACCGCATGAAGTCTGGGGCCTGAAAAGCCTTTCCTCCCCCTGTCAGTTTTACCTCTGGAAGATTAGTGCCAAAAACCTTGTTGAGCAGTTGTGCCGACGCGTTAATAACCTTTTCAAGGTCAGCAGCGAAAAAGTCTACAACCGACTCAAAAGCGTAGGAAAACGCATCGTAAACGTAGGAAGCAATAGCTCCCAAAGGAACCAAAATAAAATCGACCATCGCAAGTCCAGCGAGCTTCATTGACTCGTTGATTGCCGTTAGTAATCCGTTTCCAACCACCGCCCACATATCAGCGGATCCAAGAAACGTGAAAATTCCTTCAAGAATTTTGATCGCTGCATTTGTTCCGACTTCAAACCCTGCCTCGATGGTCAGTCCAATCAGTTCGGTGATCTGTCCGTTTTCGTAAGCTTCAAAGATAACCGCCAAGGAAGCGGAAGCGTCTTTTCCAAACTCTTCAACGGCCGGGATGGCGGCTTCCAAAGCAGTTTTTAACGAATCAAACAACGGCTTTCCAATGTCGGCCAAGTTGATGTTGACCGTGTCTTTTAGCGTGGACAAAAGCCCGTTGAATGTCTGTGACTGTTCCGCCATTGCCCCGCCAAGCTTTCCAAAAGTCTCACGCAAGATTTCCATGGCCCGACCAGCCCCTTGGCCCGTTTCCGCAAGGTCGTTAAGTTTGCGGGCAGTCGTGCCAGAGATGAGGCCCATCTCAATCAGTCGAAGCGTTGCTTCACCGACTGGCGTTCCGGTTTGCAGTCCGGCGTAGAGTCGCCCTACCCACATCGTCACGTCATTGAGCGGGCGTCCTGTCGCAGCAGCAGCGTCCCCAACCATGCGGAGACCCTCACCGGAGGCCAGCGCCCCGTCTGTGAGGCTTTGAAGAACCTTTGACGCCTGAACGATCTCGGGAAGCTCAAACGGAGTTTCTGCGGCAAACCTCGTCAGTTCCCTCATGCGTCGAGAGGCTGCTTCGGCATTGCCTAACAAGGTCTTGAACGCAACGGCCTGTTGCTCCAATTCGGCGTTGAACTTGACGGACTGCTGAATTGCAGCGCCGAGGCTGACAACTGCACCCACAGACGCAGCGATGCCCGCCAGCGTTGCCTGGAGTCCTGCCGCGGCGGATCCGATGGCTCTGAGGCCCGCATTGACGTCCGCGGAGCCAACCATCCCGATTTTGATCCGTAAGTTCGTGTCAGCCATGTCAGACTCCTTTTGCTTGCTTGGTCAGTTGCTTCTGGAGGCGTTCCAAAACGGTTCGCCCCTCCTTGGCAACTGTTGCGGCCGTAGCCGCATAGGTCGTGTGCAGATTGAGCAGCCCAGTCCCCGCGTCAATGCGCGAGGCTGCGGAAGCCAAAAGTCTAAGCTGTGCCGGACTATGGTCTGCCGCTTGGGCGAGCGTCAAACCACAGCGGACCGCGCATTCCGCGACCCAGTCGGCGAGGCTGACAGCAGTTGCTTGCCCAACTCGCCGCTTGAGCCCGGCACTAGCTGCTCCTGTCGTTGCACTCGACGACGGAGCCACGCGGAAAAAGAATCTGAGTTGAGACCCTCCCCGGCCTCAAGCAACTCGACGTGCGAGTCAGATGTGATCGTGTCGGCCCACCCTGCTGGTTTGCCGAGAATCATCTCCAGTCGAGATGCCTCGTCGTCGATGGTGGCGAGGTATTGCGGGAGCAATCGAACGGGCAACTGCTTGAGATCCACGATCTCCTGAGTTCCGTCGAGGTGGTAGGCGACAAGTTGTTTGCCGCCCATCAATGTGGCCATGCTGTCAGTCATGGGGTTTTATTTTTGGGGTTTTGTTTCTGGTTGAGGCCCGGGACCGGCGAACCAGCCTTCGGGCAAAGTCATTTTCCGGGTCAGCGTCCATTGCCCATCTACGAAAACGTAGACCGGACCGCGCACTCCCGGCCCGAGGCGGACAACGTCAGCTCTGGGGTCGATCACCACCGCCCTTGTCCCGCAGCCGGCCGCGAATCCAAGCATCCCAACCACGGCGAACCTCTGGAGGAGTTTGCGCGTTGTCGAGGGTGTTTGGTTCACGGGCTAGGTCGCGGAGGAACTTCAGCAAGGCGGTGACGATCTGTTCGAGCCAATTCACGCCTTGGGCTCGCTAGGCTCGGCTGGCTTGTCGGACAACAGCGGCTTTGATTCCTTGGCGTCCTTGGCAGCGATTAAACCAATGCCAGCGGTGACCGCGGCGATGGTCGCACCGATGTCCACGTTGGTGGCTGGGTCGTTGTCAAAGATTGCCTTCAGGGCAAACCCAACAGCGGCGAGGATGGAGCCGATACCGGCCAGAGTGGTTTTCATGTTCATGGTTAGTCTTTCTTTCGTAGCAGCCGGTAGAGCATGACGCAAGCGATGACGCAACCGACGATTGACCCAACGGATGACGCAACCTCACCGAGCGGCTTCAGAATCCCCATCACTGCGGAAACTAAGCCCGACCCGATACCGATTGACCCATCGCGGATCTCGTCGTGGTTGTTGGTCATCTGCTCGGTTATTCCTTAGCGGCTTCCTCGCGGTCTTCCTTGGCTTTGAGCGCTGTCTGCATGAGTTCCTCGGCCAAAGGCAGAGCAACCCGGGCATTTTGGAGACCGCCCGCCTTGCAGCAGATGTCGAAGCATTCCAGAATTTTCTGGGCTTTGTCTTCGGTCAGAATCCAAGTGATCGTAATAGGAGCAGTAACGTTTTCCATGAGTGCGATGAGGTTGTTTTTACTCGCTGACCAGCACTTCGGGCTTTGCCTCGGTCACCGTATCAGCGGATGTAGCGTCAGCGATAACCACAGGCTCCGCAACCACAACCGGAGGCGGCACCGGATTCGCCAACTTGTAAGCCTCCACAACCGCCGGAGTCCACAGCGCATTAGCGATATTCACCACCTCGGTCGGCTGATTAGTAAGGTCGTCACCGGGGTTCAATGTGTACTGCGAGGTAATCTCAGACCCGACAACCGCGCCGTCGCTGTCGTAATCGATTCCGGTCGTCACGAACAGCGAGTTGTTCTGGTTGACCTGCACTGCGACAATATCAACTGGTACGATCATTGGATGGTGGGTTTGAGGTTGGCGTTGTAAGCGGTAATCGCGGCAGGAGTCCAGACAGCGTTGGCAATCGCGACAACCTGCTCGGGCTGACCCGTAAGGTCGGAGCCGGGAGCGAGACAATAGCGGCGGAAGGTGGAGGCTTTGACAACCTCGCCATCGACGATCTGGTCCGCGAGACGGACCTGCAACGTCGCGTTTGGAAGAACCTCGCAGAGCGAGAAAATAGAGCGTTCGGTTAGCATAGAATTAAACAGTATATGTCAAATTAGCCCATAAATAGCTGGTTGCGTTAGGATTGTGTGTAGCAGAAGCCCAAGCAGCGTTTGATACTATTCCATAAAATAAGATAGCACTAGTAGAAATTTCAATTTGAGAAATTAAAGTTCCTGTAAAAGTAGCTCCATTAAATGCACCAGCAGTTCCAATTACTCTAAGCGCGGCATTTGCAAAAGGAAGTCCAGTAATTGATATATTACCTAAATATCCAATACTGCTTACATTTTCAAACGCAATCTGAACACTAACCTGCCGGCCAATCTTTGTGTATCGTCCAGTCGCTTGTTGAGGAGTTGCTGGAGTGGTAGTACCACCAGTCAACGTCCCAACCCACGTCCCCTCCTCGTAATCGTCGAGCGTGTTCGCATCGGACGAAGCGACTTGAGTGGCGGGGAAGGTTACACCAACGCCGTTTGCTGATGTATTTCCACCAGCAAGAACCAAATCACCAGCAGACGTAAGTCGAGCGACTTCCGTCGATCCGAACTTGAAGATCAGCGGATTGACGAAGGTGGCAGAATGAGGAACTGACACGTTCCAAAAACCGCCATAAGCACTAAGCGTAAGTGCGGACGATGCAGCAGCATTGTTTTGCTGATTATCGATGTATCCCTGTGTCTGAGACGATTGATCTTTTTTGACGTGAAGCGAATAAGAAGGACTCGCCCCCACGCCCAACCCCGTAGAGTTCAGGGTCATGGCGGTGGTGCTGTTAACCGAAAAAACAAACGGAGTGTTTTCCGAGTTGAACAGCGCAACGCTTGAATCGGTTTCAATACCAAACGTGAAACCGTCAGTGTTGTTTGGACCAGTAGCGGTTGTTGTAAAATGAATCAGGCTGTTTGAAGCACCAAAAATCGACAGGTTTCGATTGGGACTCGCCGTACCAATACCCACCCGATCAGCATATCCAGCCGCATTAACCACCAGCGTGTTCGTGTCCACCGTCAGAGCGCCGGTGATGGTGGCGGAGCCAGCGACTGTCAATGGACCGTTGATGTAGTCCCCGGGAGTTTTGATGTTCCAACTCATGGTAGTAAATTTTTAGACTTCGTGAAGAACGAGGTTTTTGGTGCCGGTCCCGCCGTGAATAGCGTAGATCGGAAAGTTATTGCCGCTGAACCGACCGGAAATGTCCGTGGACATGATGGTATCGTAGGGAGCCAGCCGAATGCCCGGGGTTGCTCCTGAATCGGTGGTCACCGTGGCGGTCCCATCGAACGAGATGAAGATCGCGGTGTCGGACTGATTTTGCAGCATCAGCCACTGCCTTTCGGAGGCTGCATCGACGAGGGTGGCGGTCGTCGCCACGGCAATTTTTGTGATCATGATGGGGTTAGAGGATTTTCCACTTGCTTCCAGTGTAGGACAAAACAAGGACCGCGTCGTTGCGGTCGATGGTGTAGGAGGTTTGGCCGGCCGTCTCGATGTCCCTTGTTCCGGCGTTCACCGTGATTGCATCAGTCGCGGCCTGAGAGGTGACGTCGGCAATCTCGATGCGTTGGGCAAGACTGCCGGGGTCGGGCAGGGTGACCGTAACGGGAGCGAGGCGGGCTCCAACTTGGACGAGGTAGTTAATTCCTGCAACCAGCGTGGCGCTGTGGCTCACGGCGGTCGGGCTGGCGGGCGTTGTGATGCCAGCAACGGGTGATTGCTCACCTTGAAGCACTAACGCAGCGGCGGCGGTGTTGTTGAACGCGTCGTTGTTGTTTGGGGTCTTGTTGTCCGGTGCCGTGTTAGTCATGGCACTCGGAGCATCCGACAACGGGGCGCTTGTCGTCTCCGGCAAGGTGTTATCAAACGCGGTCAAGTTTGCCGGGGTCTTTGCGTCGGGAAGCGTGTTGTCAAACGGGTTGTCCTCGAAGCCGACGTCCAAACTGGCGACGGTGATTTGAGAGAACACAATCGGAGAACTTCCCACGCTGGTCACGGTCGAGGTGAGTTGCCACCAAGTGTTGACCGAGGTTCCCCCGGTGACGTTGACCACCAGTTCAACCGGGAACTCGTTCGGGGCATCAAACAACGACAGACGGACAAGCCCGGCCTCATAGAGACTGTCAGTCTGAAACACAGCGGCTGGCCCCGTGAAGGTCAAAGAACCACCGGATGACGCGGTGATAAATCCGCTAACGGTAAGCGTCTCGGTGCCGTTTGTGACCGTGTAGCCGTTGGACTGAATCCAATAATAAAGCCGACTCGGAGACAGAGTGCTGACGACCTTGGTGCCTCCACCAAACGATGCGCTGATGTCTACCGCAACCGACCCAGCCCCGGTGACATAAATGCCGTTCGTGGTCGTGACCGATTGAGCGGTAAGCAAGACCGCACGGGTTGAAACCGTTGCAAGTGTCCCCTGTAAATTTACCGAGTCAAACGTGCCGGTGAGAGTCGCGCCAATCGTCTGGTTTGACTGCGCCCGAACGGCCGCGGTGAACCTTGAGGGAACACCGTAGGCCGTCGGGCCTGAAACAGTCCAAGCCGCGGCCAAGCCGGGCGTGATAAAATCGGCTGGCATGGCGTTTTTTGGTTAGGCCAGAGTGCCGGTGTTTAGCGTGCTGTGCAGAACTCGGGCCTCAAACTGAGCGGTGACGACGTTGTCGCTGAAGCTGATTTCGCCAGACACTTTGATCTGAACGTAGACGTCCATCGTGTTGACGAGGGCATCGCTCTGGTTGTACTGCTGGAGTTTGAGCCAGCCTTTCTTGGTCGCACCTTCCAGCGGGTTGTACTGGGTCGAGGCCGATGTCAAAGCAAGCGTGCCGAAGATCAATTCAAACGCCAGCGGGCTAAGTTCCTGAGCGGTCAGGTTGATGGACAGTTGGCGCTTGGTCTCGATCACGTCGTAGAGACGCATGACGCCCGGGGTCGGGGCGAAAATGTCGCGCTCTTCGCGTTCGTGCTGAATGGTGGCCTCGGACAGAATGCCAAGGTCAATCCATCCGGTGTCAGCGGCTCCGGGTTTGACAGTTCGGCTCGCGGTGCCGGCAGAAGGAACGGTGAAGCTCCCGCCATCGCGGAAGAAAAAGCCGTGGTTGCCGAGAATAACTGAAGCGGTGTTCATGGGGTTTTAGAGGTCAGTTAAGGGTGGAAAGTTTCGTGAAAAGTAGGTGGTAACCAAGGAGTCCGGTGTCGTTTACGGCGATCTGGAGGAAGTCCTCGGAGGTCTCAAAACGGCGGTCCCCGACGGTGGCAGGAACCCACGACAGGACGGCCTGAGTCGCTGCAGCCACGGCCGAGTAAACGTTGCGGTTGGCCCCTCCTGCCGCCGTGTTGACGTGCGGGTTGACCAGCACTCGAACCACGATCTCGGCGTCCAGAAGCAGCTTGCCGCCACCAATGTCTCGGCGCATTGCCCGAAGAATCGGAGGAATTACAACCACGCAGCCTTTGGACCGGAGTTGGGTCTCGATGGCAGAGTCCTGGAGCCCGTCGTCGGAAATGCAGAGCACGCTTGGGGCGCTTGAAAAGAACGCGTTGGCATTGATTGCCGCGGCCACCGTTGACTGCATGGATGCGAGGGAAAGCATGGGTCAAATAGCCATCGTCCGGGCGGCTTGGGCTTGTTTGCGGATGATGTATTCCATCATGTCGGCCCGGGCTTCGTTGAGCGCGCCGGCGATTGCTGCTTGCTGGCGCGGCTTCTGTAGTGATGCGGCCAGTTTGCCGGATGAATCGTTGCCGCCCCACTGGAAAGTCAAACTTGCGGAATCAGCGTCACGCTTGAAACCGACCTGAGACACAAGCCGGTTGTAGCGGTCTAGGATTTTGCGGCGCTGTTCACCAAAACGGTCAGCGGCCAGTTGCTGAGAAAGTGATTTGTACCGGGCAGACAACGCGGAGAAACCTCGGCCACTTTCGCGGGTGTTGAGTTCGGCGCGGACCAGCAAAGCTTGGAGGTTGAGGCGCTTTCCACCGATCAGTTTTGAAGCGGATAACCTCTTGCCTCCCATGCGGAGTTTTCGGCCTTCGGCGGTCTGAGACACTCCCAACTTGGAGTAGACCCTTTGACGGATCTTGTCGCGGATCTTGAGTCCTCCACCTGAAGCGAGGATGGCAAGTCGGCTTTCTCGGACAGAACCTTTGCTTGGGGCGAGCGCCAGCAATTTGCGGGAAAGGCGGAAACCAAAGTCGGCACCCTTTTTGGCAACTGCCTCAGCCGCTCCTTTGCTCGACAGCGCGGCGTAACGGGTCAACGCAGCGTTGAACTCGGCGAGGTTGGTCTCAAAGGTCAGAGTCACGTCGTCACCTCGCAATCCATCATCCACGCCAGACCGTTGTACCGCACAGACTGGATGCGGTGGTATTTGGTCCCTTGCGTGATGACCTCCCCGACCTTCGGATCTGGAGACACTGCCCCATCGACAAACTCGACTCGGCTGGTTGACTCGCGGTCAAAATCCGGATTGTTCGGAAAGGCTTTTTCGTCAAACGGAACCCAGTTGATTACAGCCGACACGGACGCACCTCGGAATGTCACCGTGTCCCCTGCCGTTGTCAGCAGGGTGGTGAATCCGTAAGCAAGTGCCGTGTCGGCTGCGTTCATGGGCTCGGTTACTTTTTCCGCGGCTTATCTGCCACGGGGGCGGGAATAGATCCCGGGAACTTGTGGCGCTTCTCGCGGCCTCGGTCTTCAGACCAAAGCTCGATGGTGCCAATTCCGTTGCCCCCAGAATGCACGGTCGCCTTAAACTCCGCTTCGACCTGTGAGGCCAGAGCGGGTCCAGAAACGACCTTGCCGTCTACGATGAGAATCCCGAGGCGCATGGCGATTAGGCCGAGATGATCCGCTTGAGCGAATTGGCCTCGCCGAGGGCGTAGCCATAGAAACACTCCAGCACAGCGACGACGTTTCCGGTGTCGTTGTCGTAGAACTCGCGGTAGCCAAGGGTGATGCCGGTCTTTTCGTCAGCCACGGGACGATAGACCCCATCTTGGCTGCGGCCAGCGGGCTGGAGGTAACGCATCGCGGTGATGAGCGCGGACGGGTAAGCGGCGAAGCCTACGAGGTTCTGGGAGTTGCCCGGGATCAGGCTCGACCGGTAGGTCATGAAGCCGGACAGGTTCGGGAGGGAACCGGTCTGGTTAGCAGTCGCACCGAGGGCGGCGGCGTCCTTGATGACGGAGTCCTTCAGCAGGGCGTTGTAGTAGCTGGATCCAAGGATCAACGAGCGGGGCACCTCGGGCATATCTGCGGTGTCGCAAGCGTCCTTGATGTCGACCACGTCCGCGTAATCGAAGTTTGCGGCCACACCGGTGTGGGCAGCGGATCCGTAGTTGCTGCTGGTGACCGCGGACAAAATGTCCTGAAACACGGCCTTGGCCAACTGGAAGCCCTTCTGCATACCGAAGCGCTCCAAAGTCGCGGCGGGCGACTTAGCCATGGACACGTCGGACAGGAACCAAGTGACAAATTTGTGTTTGTTGAGCGTGATCGTGCGCTTGTTTAGTGTGGAGTCCTGACGGGTGTAGGTGCCGGAAAAGTCCGCGGCGGCAGAAGCGGCCGGAACGTAAGGCACTTGGATGGTGTCGGACTTCGAGGCCGGAGCCGGGTCAAAGTCGGTGGTGAAGGCTTGCATAGGAGCAAAAGCTCCAACGAAAGCGTCTAGGCCCGCCTGGGAGATGAGCGTCCCATTCAGGCCGGAATCGAGGTTGTTAGCCATGGTGTGTTTGGGTGTGTGAGTTTACTGTTGAAGCAACTGGGCCTTGTTGGCGGACCAGAAAGTAGTGCGCTGTTTCGGATCGGTGATCCGTGCAAATTCAGCGCGAAGATCGGAGGCTTTTTCGCCCGAGGAAACCGGAGCGCCGACTGGGTCGGATCCGGGCTTCATCGTTTGAATGACAGCCAGTAAATCGGAGGCCTTGGCGTCGGACTTGATCTGGGCAACCCAGGCATCTTTGCCGCTCGCCATGATGCGCCCGTCAGCGATTGCAGCCTCGACGGTGGCAACAATCTTGGCATTGGCGATCTCGTCCAACGAGGCCTGAGCGTCGGCCTTGGCCTTGGCGAAGTTGGCGAAGTTGGTCTCAAACTCAGCGACCGCGGCGTCTTCGGCGAGGTCAACGGAGGAGATCAAACCGGCGGCGGTCAGACTCTGAAGCAGTTTTTGCATGGTTTCGATGTTGTTTTGGTCAGTCTCGGTTGTTTTGTTTGACTCCGTCTCTGCTTCCAGTTGCGCGTACAGAGCGCGGAACCAGTCACGGCCAGCAGCACCGCCCCAAAGATTGCCAGCAACGTCAGCCGGGCTGTCGACCTCGGCTTCAAGGAACCGCTCATTGCGAGCCCACCAACGGTAAGCTTTGCGGATCTTGGCTTCGGTCGGTGCCTCGCCAGCCTTGAGGCTGCGGGCTTCCTTTACGGTTGCCGGTTCGAGTCCGTCCCCACCTTTGCCGTCTTCGACCTGCTTGACGCCCTTGTCAAATGCGTTGCGAGCGGCTTGAGGCGCGGTCTTTGAAACGGCTTCGATGTCACCAACCACGGAGTCCTTGTACTCGGTCTCAACAATTTTGAGGCCTTCGACCTTGGTCAGTTGGGAGAAATTGAGTCCAACGAGAATGTCCCCCTCGACGAAAGCGTCCGTCCCCGGGATGGGTTGATGCCGCTGAATCAAGGCAGCGGGATCGGCCGCGGAAGCGGTGACTAGGATTCCAGCGTCTGGCAGTTCAAGAGTGCCCTCGCGTTTGATTTCGAGAATTTCCCCGTAAGCTGTGCCGGTTGAATCGTTCCAACTGACACAGTCATCAACCATGAGTTCAGACGGCGCTGCGGCCTGAACCAAGGCGGTCGGAGTGCAAGCGAATCGGTCGGCACGGACCTTGGCATAAATGGGTTTGGCATCGGTCAGGTCGGTCATGAATCCATCAGACAGAGCCATGGTGCCGTCGATCCAAGTTTCCGCGTCCATCATGGCGCGGATAGCTTCTTTGCCCTTCTTGGTCACCTTCGAGTAGATCCCGGCGAGGGTCTCGCCCAACTTGTCGAGGAGATCGGCTTGTTCGCGGAGGTCATTGGCGTCACCGATGGCCCCAGTCCACGGGTTGTGGATCATGAGGTAAGCCGACGCCGGCATGACGCGTTTGGCGCCAGCCATGGCGATGATTGAAGCGATTGAGGCAGCAATGCCGTCCACGGTGACGGTCACGTCAGGCCGAGACGACAAATAGTGGTAAATTGCCAGACCGTCGAACACCGACCCGCCGGGCGAGTTGATGCGGACATTGATCGGACCATTGCCGAGGGCTTTGACGTCGCGCACAAATTGAGCAGCCGTGATGCCCCAGCCGCCGATCTCGTCGTAAATCAGAACCTCAATCGGTTGATCCGATTGGGCTTGTGCTTTGATCTCGTACCAGTTTTTCACGCGTTTGTTGCTGCGGCGTTGTTGCTCGAAAGCTCGTTGGGGTCAAGAGTCATAATCTCGGCCCGGTCCACGTTGAACTCCTGAGCAAGCTCTTGGGCATAAGCAATTTCAGCCGCCTTTTGCCGCAGTTGCTCGCGCCAGTCCTCACCGGTCTCAGCGTAGATGCTTTGGAGCGTTCTCATGCCGCATTTGAACTCGTTGACCGCGGCAGATGAATTGCGGCCCACGTCCACATTGATGGACCGCGGAGACCGAAAGGTTGACCGATAGAAATCAGCCGGTGCCGGACGCATTGACGAGTCCGTTTTGATCCCGGTTTCGATGACGTACTCGTAGACGCGGCGGAGGTGATCCGCGATCACGAAAGACCGGGACCGGAAAAAGGCGTTGGCAATGTCGAGAACCGACCGCATCGAGGTGCCCTGCATCGAGGTAGGCAGCACGATCTCCTTCGGGATTCCAATGCCAGCACAAACCTTGGCGGTCAGGTAGTCCCAATATCCCGACGTGGCGGCTGACGGGCGCTCAACCTGAAACTGGTTGAACTCGTCCCCGTGTTTAAGAACAGCAACCTCCCCACCGAAGACGTCCTTGTAGTAATCGGCCCGCTCCACCCCGTCGGATCCGAGGATTGTTCCGCGGATAATATCGTCGTCGGTGACCTCGCCTTCTTTGGTCTTAATGACGTTTTGGACCTTGGAAGCAGCCTTGGCGGCTTGCATCTCAAAGATCTGGAGGTCGTCTAGATCGTGAAGGTCGTTCATGACCGGGTAAAGCGCCGGGAGTCCGCGATACTGACCCGGGCGTCCCGGCTCGAAAACATGGACAACGAACTCGGCTTCGACTCGCTGGAAAATGTCCTGCCGTTTGCCGTCGTCGTTGGTGATGTGGTAGGCTACCGGCCGGCCTCGTTCGTCCACCTCGACGCCGTCAATAATTGTCCGACCCTGCAAAGCGGGCGGGCTTTTGACCCGGTGGGATTCGACCAACTGGATCCGAGGGTTTCCAGATTCACCTCGGGTGAGGATGATGAAAATTTCACCATCGACGAAAAGCGCCCGGGCAATGATGCCCTGAAGGCTTCCAAACGACAGGCGGGAGGATAGATCGGCGAACCGTTGCCAGTCGCGCCAGTAATTAAGCGCGGTCGCATTCCACTCGGTGTCAGACGATGAAGGGAAAAACGCGAGTCCCTGCCCTACGGTGTACTGCTCAAAAAGGTCAGCGATCCGGTTCACGAAGGCGTTATTGCGCTCGAAATACCGGGACCGACGCACCAACTCGTAACGGCTGTAGGGGTCAATGTCGAACGAAGCCGACTGAACCGATCCGTGCAGCGTGGATCGCTGGGTTGTTTGGCGGGCTCCCTCGTACCGGGCTTTTGGTGAAACCACGAACCGAGTCGCAGCGGCTAGGCGTTCAAGTAATTTCATCGCATCAGATTAGAGAAATCGTTGCGGAAGGCACGAACGGGTTTTAGCCGTCCCATCATGTAGCCGAAGCGATTGGCATCAGTCGCATTTCCGGCTGTCACCGCGTCGTCGTAGAGGTCAAGCAAACGGCTGAAGGCCTCAGCCATGTCTGTGGGAGTCACGCCTTCGGCACCATTGACTTGGAACGTCACCGACCGCCCATTGCCGGTGGTCTGCTGCAAGATCTTGCCTGACTCAAGCGCGTGGACGGCCTCGTTGTTGAGGCTGTTGAGCTTGTCAAGCAGCGTGGCCCCATGGGTCACCGTCGAGTAGACGTGACGCAAGAGGCCGCGGGCGAATACAGAAGAAACTGCCACGATTGAAGGTCCGCAGGAACAGAGCGTTGACGCTACGGGTGGTTTGAACCGTCCTCGCTCATTTCCGCCCGTGACGGCGTTCGGCCCGCGGTTGCGGATGTTTTGTTAGCCAAGCCAACGCCTCAGTGAGTCGCGCCCGACCTCCTGGCATTGGGAACCCTCGGGCCTTCATCGCGTAGACGTAGGACGGAGCCCGCTTGAGCATGGCGGCGATTTCCTTTGTCGTGAGGAGGTCAGTTTGCATCGGAGTTGGTCATGCGGAGGCGGTTGTGGAAAATTGCACCGGCAACTTGCATGACTTCGCAGTCGGCCAAGTGATTCGGCCATTTTGAGGAACGAGACAGCCACGTCCACGTTGTTCGGCCGGTGGCGCTGGAAAGTCTGGCGACCTTTTGCTCGCAGTCCAAGTGCCTCCAGTATTCCGGCGAGGCCACGTTGTCGGCGACCTCCCACCGGGTGGCTGTCTTGCCCTTGCGGAGGCGTTCGAGGATGTCCTTGGTCACGTCGGTCCCAAACTCCAGCAGTTTGAGTTCAAGACGTCCCTGCCGGCCAGCGTTGTCACCGACCCGAGGGTCAATGCCTCGGAGGAAGAATGGATCCTCCACCCCGGTCTTTGGGTTGCGCCAGCCTTTCCTTGGCATTCCTTTTGCCGGCATCCATCCGACCCACAGAGGCACCCGGCCGGTCCTCGGGAAGAATCGTCCCCACCGGAGGCACTCGGAGTAAACGCTGGGGGCATCATAGCCTGAGTCGATGATGACGTGGACGTCCTGCACCCCGTGCTGGCCCTGCTTTTCACGCACGTCGTGCCAAGTGTCGAGCGGCCCCGCGTCGATGGCCCGGGATGACCCGTCCTCGTTCCATGCCCTGACCACAAACCAGAAGTGCGGGCTGGAAGCCTGACAGTCTACGGTCAGAAACTTGATCGCCTTTTCGGGAACGCCTTCGGTCCCTGCGACGATTAACTCCTCGCGTTGTCGGGGCGCGGCTTGGTTTTCCCATGGCTCGCTGAGGTTGCCGTTGATGAAGCCCTGAAGCCCGATGAGGGATTCCTGGGCCTCCAAAAACTGGACGGCTAGGTGACCCCATGTGCATTTCCGGTCCGGGCTGTACAGGCTTGACAGATGGTAAGATCGGACCCCGGGCAACGAACCCTTGTTTTCTGGGATCCATTGGCCGTGTCGAAGGCTGGCGACCTTTTGGGAGTCGGTGATGGCCCCCTTGCAAAGTTGACACTCGTAGCGGGCGGATCCGCGGACCTTGCCGAAGTCCCACTTTCCGTCTTCCAACTTGGCGCTTTCGTCCCACTTGACCTGCTTCCACTCCAGCCGGATCAACGCCTTGCAATTCGGGCAGGGAAGGTAATACCGGCGCTGGTCCCCACGAAGGAACCTTTGCCAGATTCGGCCCTCGGTGGTGGTCGGGGTCGAGGTCAGAAACAGTTTGGAGGATGAGAACGCCTTGAGGCGCTGCTCGGCTAAGTCCAGCGCGTCGGCTTCCCGGTCTGAGGCTTGGGCGAACTTGTCAACCTCATCGGCTACCAGCACCCGGACGGGTCGTGAGGCTAGGTTGGCCGGGCTGTTGCTGCCCACAAAAGTTAGCGTCGAGCGGTCAAAATGCTGTTCGAGGTGGGTCAACTTGTCCTTGTCGCTCGGGAAATGCGCGACCATTGCCGGACAGTCTTCAAGCATGGGCATCCATCGACTTTTGGAAAACGACCGGGCAAGGCCTTCGGTGGGCATCAACCACAACGCCGGGCTTGGCTCGTTGTCGATCAACCACGCAAGGCCAGCCATTAGGGTGGTGGTTTTGCTGGTCTGAGATCCCCAGCACAGCGTCATTTCAACGACCCCGGAGTCCTTCCAACATTCAAGCGGCTCCCTGACGTAGGGTCGAACGCTGGTCGAGTACGGTCCCGGGTGTTCGGTTTGCCTCGCGGTCAGTTTGAGATTGGCCTCGGCCCATTGGACCACGGTTTGCCGCGGTGTCGGGCGGTACAAGCCCCGGCGGAACTCCAAAAGGTCTCGTTGTAAGTCGGTGAGCATTAGACGTTTCCAATCGGGACCACAACTCGGGCATTGAGCAAGTCGGCCATGCGTTTTGGTTGCAGCGAGTATTGGATGACGTGACGCCCCCACTTTCTTTCAATGGCTCGGCAAAACTTGGTTTCTGACTCGATGGTCCGGCTCGACACGATCCCGCCCGCATTGTCTCCATGTTCGCAGACGTAGGCGTATTTATTTAGGCGGAGTATCTTTCGCTCTTTGTTCAACACTTGGAGCGCAAAGTCGTAGTCGTCCTTCGACCCCATCCTTTCGTCGTTGAGGTATCGGTGCGACAAATGCCCGGTGAACGGCCCCAACACCGGAGCGGATAGCGAAAACGGCTTGAACTGTTTGTAGATTCGCCCGTCCTCGTTGAGATTGAGACCCCACAAAACGCATCCAAACTGCTGGGCGAGGTTGAATCCACGAATGATAAGGTCGTCGGCTTGCTCCGGCGCCAGCATGATCTTCTGGTTGCTCTTTCCGGTCCACTTGCTCCGGTTGTAAACGCCCTCCGTGTGGCACAGCCCGCTGACGTCGTCGTCGATCATGACCAACGGCCGCGGGACATTCCGCAGGATCCAATTCCGTTTTCGGGCAATGTTCCCATCGGATGCGTCGGGCAGGGTTAAAACCCGATCCACACCGACCACGGCCGCGTAGTCCGCGGCCTGTGATTCCGGGACGCAATATCGGGCGGACTTAAAATAATCCCGCCCCGGCAGTCTGTCTGGATGCGCCCGACGGAACGACGGGATGATGACGGACACGGTGGGGTCTTTCATGCGATGCGGTTGAGCCATTCGGACCCGCGGATGACCCGGCCGATGCCGGTGGGTTG